AAGAATGTAATTGACGCGCCAGGCTTTGTTGTTTCCAATTGTTACTGGCTCAAGCCAAGGATTACCGGCAGCGATCATGATTGATGGGGTTGTGATTACTTCTGCACCAAAGTCAACAACTGAATAATTGCTGTTTGATAAGATTGCTGTCTTTAGGTTTGCGCGAACTGTTGCAAGGGTTGTCATCCGATTAACGCTTCCACATCAATGTATGCGCCTAGCATTCCAACAATTCTGTTTTGTATTGTACGGCCTAAAATATAAGGGGCAGGGACAAAATCTAGTCCACTCTGACTTGAACCGGCACTTGTGCGTGCTTTGAATACATCTAGTGAAACTGTTAGCACAGCTGATTCAACTGGTGCAACATCATCATATTGTGACAAATCGTTTGCCGATGCAAGGCCATTTGGAATTACATTATACCAATCATGAACTGTTACTGCTGAAGTTGTAATTGTAAAAGTAAAATCATCAACAACTTCTAAAACAGTTTTGCTGCCATTGACATGGGCTTGAATACCAGTTATAACAACTGTTTGTCCTTTGTGAAATTTGTGGGGTTTGGTTGTATGCAAAGTTGTGATGGTTGATGTTTCGTGTTTCTGTTTGTCAATTGGTGCATTCCATTTGACTAATAAATTGCCGACTACTGATTCGGCTGTGTCAATGATTTCTGTTAATACGGCATCAGAATAAAGGGATGATGAAACACCATTGAGTGCAGCTCTTAATTCTGCTGCTGTGATAATTGATGCCATGTCTTACCTTTCATGTGTGGTGTTACCTGGCAGGACAGGGGTCTAACCTGCCAGGCAACTCTTGTTCGCTAATTAGGCGACAGTGATGTTTCTGAATGCTGTTGGATATTTCGCACAAGTTGCGATATATCCGTAAATGCCGATCTCGATTTCGCCAGTTGAAACATGATTTGTTCTCAATTGGAATGCACTTGATCGGTACATTGTTGCTGCATCAGATGGATAAACAACGCCACTTACACCAGTTCCGGTGTCAAAGTTTGGATCAACAACAAGTTGCAATCCTGCGATTGTTCCTGCTGTTGAACCTTGGGTCATTAGACCTGCTGCGTTTTGTGGTGCTGCTGCTGCAAATAGTGGTCTTGCTTGTCCATCTACTGCTGCGAGTAACGCACCAAAGTTGCCAGTGTCTGCAAGGAATCTGTTTGGAGTCTTGCGAACAACTGCGTATGAATCTGCAATACCATCTGCAATTGCTGCATATAGTGTTGCGCCAGATGAAGTTCCTGCTGCGCTTAATGCAATGCTTGCTGCGTATGCATCGGCTTTTTGAGCCCAAGATGCAGCGAGTTCTCTTAAGAGCACATCTAGGTATGCAGGATCACTCCTATCAAGGAGTTCTACACTCACACGATTTGCGCCGGCCACCTTAACTACATCAATCTCTTTTGAAGTAATTGCAGTATCGGTTGAATCAAATTCAACTGCTTCTGCTGTTACTGCTGTTGTGGCTTGTGCACCAAGAATTGGTCGGTAGAATTTCATTCCACTTGCAGGCAATACACCTTGTTCAAGAGAATCAGCGAATGGCATTGAGTTATCAATGATTCCGATTAAGTCTCTCAAATAGGTTGGTGGTACAACTCCGATGTTTTCGGCTGTTGTTGCTGCATCAATTGCTGCAACTAAATCGCGTGCATCTGAATTGCCTTGTAATGCATTGAATTGTGCTTTTGCATATTCGCCAGCTGTGACATTTGTGTTCACGCGTGGTTTTGCATAAGCAACTGGTGCTGATACTGCTTTAGAGGCTTCAACTGCAACTTCTGGCGCAGCTTCGACCACTGGAGTAACTTCTTCAGGATTTCCCATTGAAGTAACCTCACTTTCGGTTTGGTTTGTTTGTTCATCACTTGCGCTGATTGCAGTGACTTCTGTTTCGTCTGCTTCTTGAGCAGCGACATCTGTTATCTGTGCATCAGCAAATGCTGGAGTGTCTACAATTGACACTTCCAAAATTGATGCTGCTGTCACATAAATTTCATCTTCTTTGTTTTCGTATTGATCAATGCTTGCGCCAATTGACAATCCGGATTTCAATCCATCTTGTGCAAGTGCTAATACATCATCACCAGCTGAGGTTCTAGCCACTTTGAATTTTCCTATAATACCAATTGGGGTGACTTCATGATCAATCATTCTGCCTCGAACTTTGTTCATGTCATGATCTTCATACAATTTCACATCTTCGCCAAGTTTGAGTGAACCTTGTTCAAATATTACTTTGCCAAAGTTTGTCAATCCGGGTTTTCCGAATGGAACTATGATTCCAGTGATTTCTCGTTTGGATGTGTTTGCTGTTAATATATCGCTTTGAAATTTAATTTCCATTATCGCACCAAGTCTTCTTCCATTCTCGCTTCTTCGACACTGAGTACTCCAAGTGGGATTAACTTAGAATAAACATCTGCTCTTGTTAATGGATCGCCTCGTAAGAAGTCATCCAAATCAAATTCAACATATTGTCCACGCACTGTCACATCATCCATGGATAGGCGTTGTTCAATTGCTGTTAATAGTGGGCGAAGTGAAAAGTCCAAAAGGGCTCTGCGTTCAGCTGTAACATTTGAGTAAGTCATTGAGTTTGTTGCTGCATCCAAATAGTAGGATGGAATGTTCATCAATCTGGCACATTCTTTCGCGAGATATTCTCTTGCTTCTGTCATCTGCAAATCTGCACTTGAGAATCCGATTTGTTGCATGTCAACATTGTCTGAAAGGAATGCTGTTCCTTTTGTTTGGCGTGCTTGTTTCCATGCACTTAGCAATGCTGTTGCTTTATTTGAATCCATTGGCACATTTGCTTTAAGCACCACGCTTGGGGCAGGGGTTTCGGCATAATTGAATACAGCTCTTTCAAGGGCAGCAGCAGTCCTGATTGTTCTGCCACCACGATTTAAGATTCCATCTGGATCAATGCCAGTAAATTGAATTAGTGATCCGACACCGGAGTCTGGAAGTCTTTGTGCTTCTAGTTGGTAACCGATAACTATTTCACCGGTTGAATCAAGTACTTGTGAAACTCTTGGTGCATCAATCCATTGAATTTTAGATGGTCTGCCTGTTACTTCATCAAGTTCTCTAATTTGCCAATATGCAACACCATGGAACAAAAGGTTCTCGGTGGTCATACCCATCACAACAGCAGTTGGCATTCTTGGATCGGGGTTTTTAATTAACGCTGGTGTTGGTTCAACAAGTGATTTGTCAAATTCTCTTTTGACATGAAGTTTGAGTGATCCGGCTGTGCCTTTAATTATATTTGTGCCACGCGCGATTGCTGGAACACTAAGTGCTTCGCGTCTTGTTGCAAAAGTTGATGTGACACCATCAAAGCCTGGTGACCAAACTGACAGTGGTTTATCTGGGAAAGTGTATGGTGCAATTGCTGCTTTAAGTTGTGGCTGAATGTATTTTGTGAATATGCCCATAGTCTCGCAATTATCTCATAGTTGTTGCTTATATCATACACTAACCACTGCCTGGCGTGTTATTTTAAGACACTAGTATTTCAAATTCACCAGAGTGTTGTCTTTCAGTGGCTTTATGTATTGCCAACATCATTGCAATTGCAGCTGTTGAGTTTTTACGCCTAGACACATACCATGATCCAGCTTCAGTTGTTTTCTTAATACATGCATTGACAGAGGCAGTCAATTCCGGTTGACCTGCATGGGTTATGCGCGCCCCTGCCATTGCACCTAGGGTTTCATCACAAGCCTGGTAATACTTTGCACCTGTAATGATTTCAGAATGGATGCTCGCCATCCGAAGTTTTGCTGCAACACTGTCGCCACTGAATTTGTTTAAGATAATTGATTCAGCGTTGTATTTCTTTGCCCATTGTGCAACATGATCAGCAATTTTCAAATCATCAATGGCATTCTCTTGATTTTGTAAGTCCATCAAAGCAACTGCAATTGATTTGTCATCTAAGATTTGTGATCCTACAATTGCAAAGCCTGTTCGGTCTGGTGATATTTCAACACCAATCCAAGTTGGTCGGTCTGGGCTCAACTTGAGGTTTGATTGCTGGCATGCGTTCCAATCTCCGGCACTCCAAGGGCTTTGAATTACATCAACCCACTGACAAAGCATTTCGGTGGCAATAATGTTTGGATTGTCGTTCATTCTTGATTGCAAAGTGTTTTCTGTAATGGTATGACCAAGTG